TAGACTGAATAAGAAGCTGCAGAGAGCATTGGACAATCCACTAGCCAACTAGTGCCAAAATTTGGACATAAGGTACTCTATATGTATAATAACTATACATTAATTATATTTACTATTAATAGTAACTGGGTTATTAGACGATTATGAATTACACAGCACTCAAGGAATGGGCATCTCCTAGGCAGATGGAGATACTAGACGCACTCATAGCAACGAACAGTCAGAGGTTAGCAGCAAAGCAATTAGGTATCTCTCCAAGCACAGTAGCTTCCTGCTTATTAAGGGTTAACTCTAAAGCAGCAAGGCAAGGGTATTCACCCACACATGATATGGTTCATACAGCGCCTGACACACATATCGTCAAGGGCGTAAGTAGTTACTACGATGAGAACGGTAACCTATCCCGTCAATGGGTCAAGACAGACCTTAAGAAAGGTGCAGAAGCTGAGGCCATTAAATCGTTTGTAGAAGGACTTGCAGAGGATCTAAAAGGTAAGCATACAATTATTACTAAACCCACTGATACTGATAGTGACCTTATGTCCTGTTATGTCATTGGAGACCACCACTTAGGTATGTTGGCTCACGCTGCCATCACCGGGGGTGCAGATTATGATATTGAGAAGGCTAAATCCATCTTAATAGATGCTACCCATACCCTCATTGCTAGGGGTGTTGATGCAACGACTGGAATGCTTGTTAATCTAGGAGACTTCCTCCATGCAAATGATGCTACCAATATGACCCAGAGTGGTAACATTCTAGATGTAGATGGGCACTTTAGCAGAGCGTACGAAGCAGCAGGCTCGTTACTACGCCTCATGATCAACATGATGCTAGAGAAACATGAGAAGGTAGTTATCCTCAATGCTCGTGGTAACCACGACAGAGACGCTGCTTTATCACTGAATATTATGATTAAAGCTTTATATGAGGATGAACCTCGTGTAGAGGTACTAGAGAATGTGTCTAAATATGTGTCATACTCGTTTGGATCAAACCTTATCGTGACACACCACGGTGACCGTATGACCCCTCAAAGGGTCTATGAGCACGTCACACGGACGATGTCTAAGCAGTGGGGTGACACTGACCACCGCTTCTGTTGGATGGGTCACATACATCACAAGACCGCCAAAGAAATTGGTGGTATGATTGTGGAGAGTTGGAACGTATTAAGTCCGGTGGATAACTGGCACGCCGAGTCAGGCTATGGATCAGACCGATCTATGACCTGCGTAGTTCTACACAGTAAGTACGGCGAATATATCCGACATAAGGTTGGGATAAAGGAGCTGAATGATGTTAAAATCGGGCCAAACGTATTGGGGGATTCACATGGAAGCTGATGTTAGATTTGATCGGTTAGAAGCGAAGATAGATAAGCTAGCCGATGCTATGATTAAGCTCGTAGAAATAGACACAAAGATTGACGGGTTAATAACCCACAATGAGATGCAAGATAGGCGTCTTAATAAACACAGTGAAACCATTGATGAGCATGCAGTTAAGTTGGCCCTGGTCACAAGAACTAGTAGTGCTAATGAATGGTTTGTCCGATTACTTATAGCTACCATCGTTGCTGGTGTAGCTGTTGTCCTTAGAGGTTAACCATGTTCAAACTAGGCCAAAATTCATTAAACAACCGTGCAGGTGTAGATCCTCGCTTAATAGAGATCAGTGACCTTGCAATATCCATCTCTAATATTGATTTCGGTATCCCTTCTACTGGCGGGCTGCGTACCACTGAAGATCAAGCCGCATTGTTCACCTCAGGAGTCTCTAAGGCTGACGGCAGAAACAACAAATCCTACCATCAGTCGGGAAAAGCACTTGACGTGTACGCTTACGTTGACGGCAAAGCAAGCTGGGACAAGCTTCATCTTGCCCTGATTGCTGCAGCAATGCTACAAGCAGCAGCCCAGTTAGGTTATAGGCTCAAATGGGGCGGTAACTGGAAGAGTTGGCAGGATATGCCTCACTTTGAACTGAAGGATTAATATGGGTATCTTCTCATCACTAGTTGGCCCAATAGCTGACTTAGGCAAGACTTATTTAAGTGGTAAGAACGATATAGCTAAAGCTAAACAAGCAGCAGCTATTATTGGTCTACAGGCAGAAGCTGACGTGAAGGTTGCAGGTGTACGAGCAGCTAACAAACTAGCAGATAGTGGTCAGACTCAAGAGTTTAATCTAGACCTGGTAGCCATGAAGCAGATGGATAAGTCCTTCTTAGATGAGATTATGATAGCCCTGCTGCTGATTCCTATAGCAGCATCATTCATGGGTTACCAAACAGAGATAACAGCAGCATTTGAGTCATTCGCTGCTATGCCTGAGTGGTATCAGTATTTAGTTATTGGTGTATACGTTGTTAAGTTTGGAATGCGTGGAATGCTCACGAAGTTAATGTCCGGTAAGTTCTCCGGCATTAAGCTCAAATAGGCTTACAATTATAATATGTATGGTGTATGTGGTACGATACAGCAATTATTTTAAGGTATGGACGACATGTCAGAAAAGTTTGATGAAGAAGTAGTATATTCAGATGAATCATCTGATAAGAATCTGTACAGTGAAAGCACTGTAGAGTTAACTGAATGGGAGAATGCTCCCAAAGTAGCTGACTTGAAGGCAGACTATACAGAGGCACTACCTGCTCACCAATTACAGATGGCTAAGGTAAACACTTGGGTCGATAACCTCAACATTGAGGGCAAGGCTGCAATTACCAAGCGCACGGGGCGTAGCGCCGTAGCGCCTAAGCTAATTCGTAAACAGGCTGAATGGCGCTATGCTGCCCTCAGTGAACCATTCCTATCTACAGAGGATGTGTTCAATGTAGAACCCATTACCTTTGAAGACAAAGAAGGTGCTATACAGAATCAATTAGTTTTGAATAACCAGTTCAACACTAAGATTAAGAAGAATCGCTTCATTGATGAGTACATCCGGGCTGCAGTTGACGAAGGCACAGTAATTCTTCGCGTGGGCTGGGAATATGAAGACAAGATTGTAGAAGTAGAACGCCCTATTATGGAGCAGGTTCCAGTACAGGATCCTATGCAAGCAGCTCAGATGGCTGCTCAGGGCATCCCTCCATATGAGGAAGTGCAGACTGGTACTGAGATGGTTGAGGAAACTCAGATCGTTAAGAACCAGCCTACACTAGAAGTATGTGAACTAGACAATGTAATACTAGATCCAACCTGTAAGGGTGACATTGAGAAGGCACAGTTCCTAATTTATAGCTTTGAGACTGACCTATCAGGACTTAAGAAAGATGGTAGATATACTAATCTAGATAAAATTAATATTACTGGTAACTCATTATTAGCGGAGCCAGATCATGTCTCCTCTATTGAGGAAGCTGCATTCTCATTTAAAGATAAACCTCGTCAGAAGTTTGTTGCATATGAGTACTGGGGCTACTGGGACATTAACAAGACAGGTATCGTAGAACCCATTGTAGCCACCTATGTTGGTGACACAATTATACGTATGGAGGCTAACCCCTTCCCTGACCAACAGATTCCTTTTGTTATGGCTCAGATGTTACCTAAGCGTAACTCAAGCTATGGTGAGCCAGATGGTGCACTACTAGAAGATAATCAAAAGATTGTAGGTGCAGTAACTCGCGGTATGATTGATATCATGGGTCGCTCTGCTAACGGTCAGCTAGGTATCCGTAAGGATGCATTAGACGTCACGAACCGTCGTAAGTATGAACGGGGTCTAGACTACGAGTTCAACGCCCAGGTAGATCCACGACAAGCATTCCATATGGGTGCTTATCCAGAGATTCCTAAGTCAGCTGAAGCGATGATTGGACTACAGAACCAGGAAGCAGAGTCTCTAACAGGTGTTAAAGCGTTCTCTTCAGGTTTGTCTGGTCAAGCACTTGGATCAACAGCTACAGGCATACGGGGCACATTAGATGCCACAAGTAAGCGTGAGTTAGGTATACTACGTCGATTAGCTACTTGTATTAGTGAAGCAGGTCGTAAAATCTTAGCTATGAATGCTGAGTTCTTGTCTGAGGAAGAGACTGTACGTATTACCAACGAAGAGTTCGTTCAGGTACGTAGAGATGACCTAGCAGGCAACTTTGACCTTAGACTTACTATTAGTACCGCTGAGACAGATAATGAGAAAGCCCAGGAGCTAGCATTCATGCTACAGACTATGGGCAACTCAATGGATCCTTCAATGGGTCAAATGCTATTAGAAGAGATTGCCACGCTACGTAAGATGCCGGCACTAGCTAAAAGAATTAAAGAGTACCAGCCACAACCTGATCCAATGGCAGAAGAGATGCATCAATTGGAGATGGAGATGAAGCGGGCCCAGATTGCTAATGAGCAAGCTAAAGCCCAAGAGAATCAAGTTGATGTTCAGCTTAAGATGGCTAAGACTCGTAACTTAGAGAGTAAGTCTGACAGCGAAGACCTAACGTTCCTAGAGCGTGAGTCTGGAGCAGATGTAGACAAAGAGTTACAGAAGAAAGATTTTGATAGACGCTCTGCCCTTGATCTAAAGGCTGCAGAGAATATGTTAAAAGGTGGCGAGGCACCAGCAACCCGTATTTAAATTAAACCAAGATAACCTACAGGTAAAGCTGGGGGACACAAAGGTAGACTGAAATGAGTGAAATTGAGCAGATCGAAGTTAGTATTGATGCAGCGCGTCAAGATGTAGCTAAGATGGATGGTTTATTACGCCTTATAAAGAATAAGGATTTTAAATCACTAATAGATGATGGTTATTTTGTAGATGAAGCAAGTCGCTTAGTTATTCTAAGGGCAGATCCTTCAATGCAGGAAGACCGGGTACAGAAGAACATCAATGACAGCATCACAGCTGTTGGTCACTTCAGACAGTACTTGAATACGGTAATGCAGATTGGACGCATGGCTGAGCAGGGTATTAAGGAAGACGAGGAAACTCGTCAGGAACTATTAGCAGAGGAGTTATGATATGTCAGACTCCGAAGAAGTTAATATCCTTGACCTGCCCGATGATGAGATCAATGACGCTATTGCAGCAGAGCTGGCTCGTCTAGACACAGAAGAAGTTATTGAGACCCCAGCTGAAGAAGCTGACTCTGAGGTAACCGATTCAGTAGATGGTGACGAGGAAGACGACGATGATGATACAGATTCAAGTGACGAACCTGAGGAAGAAGCTGAAGGGGCTGATACAGCCCCTGAAGCTGATTCTGACGACGAGCCTAATGATGATCCGGACGGAGCTGAAAGTCCTGCAGAAGAAGATTCTGGGGATCCTGAAGCGCCTGAAGTTGACTCTAAAGGTGAAATAGACTATAAAGTTCAGTATGAAGCGTTACTTAGCCCGTTTAAGGCTAATGGTAAGGACATTAAGGTTGATACGGTAGAAGATGCCCGCTCCTTGATGCAAATGGGTGCTAACTACAACAAGAAGATGGCGGCATTAAAGCCTAATCTGAAGGTTGTTAAGATGTTAGATAACCATGGCTTACTGGACGAAGGAAAACTTAGCTACCTGATTGATCTCAGTAAAAAAGATCCTGAGGCAATCAAGAAGCTAGTGAAGGATAGTGGACTAGATCCATTAGATATTGACACAGACAACATTGCATATAAGCCCAACACTTACAATGTCTCTGATAACGAAGTAGCACTGGACGGGATACTCGATGATATTCGAGACACGAGCACCTTTAACACTACTATTGATATCATTGGTAATAAGTGGGACGAAACGTCCAAAGACATAATCGCCAAAGACCCTAATATCATTAAGGTTATCAACGAGCATGTTGGATCTGGCATATTCAAGAAGGTCAGTGAAGTTGTAGAACGGGAGCGAATTTTAGGAAGACTTAACGGTCTCTCTGATATTGAGGCTTATAAACAAGTAGGCGATGCGATCAATGCTAATGGAGGTTTTGGTGACCCTGTACAGGCCACTCCAACCCAACCAGTTAGTACATCCAAATCAAATAGTGTTAATAAGGCAAACAATCCTGTAGATCCAAAGCTTAAAGACAAGCGAAAAGCTGCGGGTTCTACAAAAAGTAAGCCTAGTAAGTCAAAGGCTCAATTTGACGTCCTCAACATGAGTGATGAAGAGTTCGAGAAGATGTCTGCTAGTAAGTTTGTTTAAATTACTATTTATTAAGGATGTATTACAATGAGTCAAACTTATAACGACCCAAAAGGTGGCACGGCCTCTGACATTGGTAGTCAGATCCGTACCGATTACTTCCACAAGAAAGCTCTTGTAGAAGCCGCAAAAGAACAATACTTCGGCCAGTTAGCTGACGTTACTGCCATGCCTAAAAACATGGGTAAGACTATCAAGCGCTTCCATTACATGCCTATCCTAGATGCACGTAACGTGAACGACCAGGGCATCAACG